ATTAACATCATAACTACCACCTCTCAAAGGTACTGATGATTTGTTTGTTGATAAAACGTATGAACCTGTTACATCAACTTCTAAACTGAACCACTTATCGTTTTTACTGCCAGTTCCTTGAGCGAAGAATGAATCTTGCGTGAATCTATCAGTAAACTTTAACACAAATCCGCTACCATCTGCGTAAGAGCCAGTTGGTAGGAATGTTGCTGTATTAGATGAAGATGCAAATAGGTAAATCATTCAGTTCCTTACTAAATAGTAATAAGAGGGAGTCCGAAGACCCCCTCTATTACATTATATAAATCTTAGCCTACGCTGATACCTGCGAGTACACCAGCCAACGAAGAACCCGAAAGTTCAGATGCTGGTTCTGGTTCTTGACCGCTAAAGGTCAATGTGTATCCGTTAAGGTCACCAAATGCAGTGCCACTCTGGCCTTGTCCACCACTCAAAGACAATCCACGAGTTTGTCCTAACAAGAAGAATACGCCAACACCATCTTCAGAACCATTGTTGGTTTCAACAACCATTCTAATGTCTGGGTTTTTAGCGAGAACTCTTACCTTGTTACGAGTCGCTGATTGTAGTTTGTGGAAAGGTGCGTTTACGGTTTGTTCGTAGAAGATAGTTCCGTTTTCTACGTTAGAGTTAATCGCCTCGGTGAAATCACCTGTTTGGCGAGTTAACTCAAACTTGTAGAAAGTACCAGAACCTGAAATCTCTGATAACAAACCGGTCGTGCCACTTGTTGAACTAATAGAGCCAGAGAGGATATAAATGTTCTTCAAACCACCCGTGTTGTCACGACAACCGAGGGTAAATCCTGATGTAATATCACATGAACTCATATCTTTCTCCTTTTATCTTATTCAACAATGATTAGGCCAAATCGTTAGATACCCAGAACTCTGGATAAGCGATGTTAACACCCAACTTGGTTACTACGCGGTGCTTCAACTTGTCGTCATTGATATCGTACCACAACTGGAAGTTAGATACATCAGACAACAAATCAGTACCAACTACGATGTGCTTAGCAGGACCAGTAACGATACGGTTAGAGCCTTGCAAACCAATAGTACCAACGATAGTCAAGTTTGGAGTGAATGGGTGGCGCATTGCCATAAAGTTAGTGCGATTCTCAACTGAAGCTGGGTCGAAGTGATAGTTGTTTTCGTTTCTCAACCAAGCAACATACTTGCGGAAGTTAGTGATTGACATGAAAGTAGTCAAGTCATCACGGTCTTGAACATCAGCAGACAAAGCGAACAACTGTTGGTCAACCATATCACCGATGTTAGCCGGAGTTGGAGTAACTGAACCACTTACAACTACACCTGAAGTAGAACCAGAGATGATAGTTTTCAAACCATCAACACAGTCACCAGCAGCAGTAGTAGCTCCCCAGATGAACTGGTCGTTTGCTTTCTGGAAGCCAGAAACGATTTGTGAAGAATACTCTTGAACCAAAGTGAAAGATTCGTTGTAAGAACCACCTGGCTGCATAACACCCAAGTATTTAGTATCCAAGTCACGAAGACAAAGACCATCGTGAGATGAACGCTGACATACTTCGATATCACGTTGTGCGAATGAAGCAGTTCCTGCTAATGAAGTTACACAACCACGACCATCAACGATGTCAAGGTCAACTTCAAAAAGATTGATTGGTTCTTTGTACTTGATACCTTCTTTTACGGTAGCGTACTCAATGGTAGAACCTTCCATGATTGCTTTTACAAACAACTCACCAGCGGTTTCGTTGTTAAAAGCGTCTAATGTAGATACATCAAATGCCATAATAATACCTCTTTTTTAGATTATTTTTTACCTGTTTTGAGGGCAATCATTCTCTCAACCAATGCTTGGTTACGAGAAGGTGCTACCTCACTTTTGAACTTGCTGGTCTTTCCAGCGATAGTTTTTTCAGCAGCCGGAGCTGATGCGAAACCCTCGAACTTGGCCTCTAAAGACGCCATACGCTCTTCGTACTTCTTCATCATTTCACCTACTGATTCTGATACTGCTTCTGCAACTGCAGCAACTACTTCTTCTGAAATAGCAGCTTCTACTACATCGGCAACTTCATCAGCAACCTCATCAATAACCTCTTCGGCTACTGCTTCGGCTGGAGACATTTCTTCCTCCAATGCTGTCTCTACTGCTTCCTCTTCGGCAACTTCTGCTGGTTCTGACTCTTTGATAGCCTCAATCTTACCATCAGCCGTTACGATAGTGATACCACCCTCAAGAGCGTGTTCACCATCCGGTGCTGGTACTTGGCCATCAGCAGTCACAACAAAAATAGCAAGACCTTGTGCAAGCTCATCACCCTCGTATGCAAGGGTAAGTTCGCCGTCAGCTGTCTTTACTTCGCCAAAGGATTGTTCAGTAGCTGGAGCATCAACAAGGTTGAAATGCTTTTTTACTAAATCTTTGATTGAACTCATAATCAAATCCTTTTTTTAGTTTTGTTTAACAATCTGAACTTGAACGAACCCAATAACCTCATAGTCCTCCGCAGAGGGTGATATCTCGGTATTATGGCACTCGTTCGCCATTCCTTCTATATAACTATTGAAAATCAGCTCGTTCCGTTTTATTCAGTAGTTCATCTATAAAGAATCCCTCAACTGAAAAGCCCTTCACTAATCCTGACTTCACATAGTTCTCCCAAACTTCCTTGTTCTTCACTTTTACCATGCCGTACCAAGTTCCTTTAGGATAGCGTTCCCCATTAGAGTAAATCGTTGACTTGTCTCTTTCTGGGTCTGATATAATCCAACTTTCAACTACGAATACATCACTCAAAGCAAGGTCTCCGTTGTGTTCAAGGTTGGTACTATCAGTATATTTGTTTTGCATATACTTGTATGCAATCTTTTGTATTGTATCTTCAGAGAAATACACGAAGTATTCTCCGTTCATCTCATCATAACGATAGATGAGTTTGTTTGGAATCATAAGTGGGCCTGCTACGATTTGTTGTTCTGCAAACTCTTGCTTACTGAACTGCGTTCCAATAGCATTTACACCCAACAATCTACCAATGATAGATTCAGT